TTTGATTTTTGGAAAGGTGCAAACTTTAAACTAAAAATTAGAAAGGTAGATGGTTATTGGAACTATGATAAATCTGAATTTGAGCCTGTTACTCAAATTGCCGATAGTGATGATAAGATCAAAGCTATTTGGGCAAAACAATACGCTCTAACGCCTTTCTTGGCCCCTAGTAATTTTAAGACCTATGATGAACTCAAAGAGAAACTGAATAGGGTAATTACGGGAACTAGAAGTACTGGCACAGTTGAGAACGCTGAACTCCCTCCAGCTAAATCAAATGGTACAGTAAAAAGTAATGGTAAAACTACTCCAGCTGCTAGTGATGATGACGATACGTTGTCTTACTTTAGTAAATTGGCAGATGACGAGTAGAATCTCTCTCTACTAATACTTTGATGGTGGCCAGAAATGGCCACCACATTTAAATTGATCTTGTATTTAAATTCATAAAAGTAGGATCATCATTCATAGGTGTAATAGGCATAATCGTTTCATTAGAACTACTTGTAATATTATTCATTGGTTGTACATTATTAAATGTAATTGGTGGTTTAGTTGTAGTTTCTTTTGCCATAGCATAATCTTTACTTAAATCTGTAAATTCTTCTAATGGTGAAATTGCTGTAGGCGCTCTTCTTTTCATAGTAAACATATCACCAGTAGGTCTATCAGTACTAGGTCTTATTCTTTCTTCTGATGGCATTTCAGTCGATATTTCAGCAGCTTGACCTGTTGTTCCTTCTACTTGTTGTGCAACTAAATTACTTTTTGTAGCATCATATTCACCTGTTGCCATATCAGTAGCAGGTTGTCCTTCTTCAGTGCCTTTTAAATCTTTCTTCTCATCACCGCCAAAACCAAATATTTTAGCAACAAATTTAAAGGCCTTATATAAACCATATATAACAGCAGCTAAACCGGCCGCTGCGGCTATGTAAGGTAACATAGGTATCAATAATCCAAAAAATCCCATAGTAAGTAATCTAGCACCTTTTAATAATCCACCAAATATTTGCCCTACACCTTTTATAGTGGAACCTAATTGTTTAAATGCTTCAATTGGTGCCATAAGTGTTTGAGTAAAAGTCATCATAGGGCCTCTTAATAATTCTGGCCCTCTTTCGCCTTTTAAAAATTCACCAGTCGCTTGTAGTCCGCCTCTAATACCAGTAGGCTTTCTTTCATTAAAACTTAAACTTGTTTTATCTTTATTTAATTTTTCTTCTCTTTTTATTATTTCATTACGTAAATCTATTAATCTTTTATTATCTTTTGATTGTATTGTTTCACCTTTTTGTAATTGCTTTTGTTCTTTATCTAATCTTTTTTTATCTTCTATTATTCTTATTTCTTCTTCTCTTATTCTTTTAAATTCTTTTTTAGTTTCGTTATTAGTTAATATCTTTAATTCTCTCTCTTTAGTAATTTGATTGTCAACTATTTTTGTATAAACACCTTTTTCTTTTAATATTTCTTGTTCAGTTTCTAATTCTTGTTCTCTTTTTTCTCTTTCAGCTTTTCTTTTTTCCATTATAGAACCTAATTTATCAATACTATTTGATAATGTGCTGCTAAAATTTCTTAAATCAATACCTAACTTCTTTTGTAAATCTTCAATAATATCTAATGCCTTTTCCTTGTCTTTATCCTCCATAGACTTCAATAATTCACCAACTTGTAATATGTCTTTATTAATATCTGGTGCTATTGCTGCTACCGAAGCTTTAACTGATAAATCTATACTTTGAGCAATTGTTTTTTCTAAACTAGATAACGATTCAGCAATTTGAGTTTGAGATAGTTTTTCACCACCTATTTCTTTTAATGATTGTAAAAATTCTGATTTTTGTTTTTCTACTGCCTGTTCTGATTTAAACTGTTGAACGGCTGATTCATCATCATCGCCTATTAGGCCTTCAGACTCAAACTTTTTAGATTCTTTTTGGCCTGGCTCTCTACCTAAGGCCAACATCAGATTGTCTTTATCTTCAGCCATCTTATCCTATTTCTTCGTCTATTTTAATTTTTTGTTGAACTATTTTTTTATCTTCAATCTTTTCTTGTGTTCTACCATATGCCGATATACCTAATACAGCACCCATAGCTATATGAAAGAAACCAGCACCTTGTAAAGTTAATGGATTCCATTGTGTAAACACAACTGTTTTTAAATATGTTGCTTGTGCAAAATTCCATAAAATTGGAAATATAACAAAATCAAAAGCACATACGGCCAGATATAACCACCCCATAGCAGGACGCCATTTGGTATTAAAACCTGTTTCTTTATTTTCTACACTCATTGTTTCTCCCTTGCTCTTCTATCGTTTTCTTCTTTTATATAATTAACTAACATTTGAACGTAAATATCACGTTCCCACGGTATCATATTTTCAATCTCGGTTAATGAATATTTATGATGTTGAACTAAGGCAAAATTAGTTTCGTATAAGGCCTCTAGGGTATTGTGGGTGAGGCCTATACGAAAAAATCTTGTAACCCCTCAAAGGTAATTTTACTCTTAACCTTTGTTTTTGGGTTTTCTACTTCAACTTCTTGCTTCAATCTAGGTAAAGTATCAAAAAACTTCTTAATAGACGTAAACGCTTCTTGTGGTAAGTTTTCTAAAAACTCTTTCATTTCTTCTTTAGTAACATCTTTTGATGGATATATTTTTTCGCCTTCGAAGATATGGTCAACACATTCAATTAAAACCGAAAAGATCGATTCAAAATTTTTAGTATTAACTTCTTCGCCCACTATACCCATAGATCCTACTGTGTATGTTGAAAGAGTAGGATATTTTAGAACTAAACCTAAGTTTCTTTTTTTGTCTATTAATATTTTATTTGTATGTTCTTCACTAACGTGAACTTCTACTTTAGTTAAATCTACATTAACTTCAGTATAAGTTTTACCATCATCAGGACATATAACTTTAAAATTAGCAATTTCACCTATAGATTTTGCTCTAATGTTTAAAAATATATATTCTATATCAAATAATGGTAATGAATCTATTTTTAAAGTATTGAATGTACAAGCGTCAACTATTTCTTTTAAAGCATTGACCATTTGTTTATTATCTTTTGATTCTAAAGCTATGTACAATATTTTTTCTTCTTTAACTAAAAAAGGTCTATATTTAACCTTTTTATCCGTGGATGGTAATGTCAATTCATAACTTGGGACATCAACTCTTGGTAACACCATAATTTACTCCTTTTTATATTATATATTAAGTGGTGGGAAATTACCAAATGGAGGAAATACTCGACCACCTGTAATACCACCGATTGGTATTCTTCTTTTTAATCCTTCTAATACTTCTGTACCAGCTCTTCTTAATTCTGGCGGTAATTTATTTATGAAACTACCAAAAGCACCGTATTTACTCTTAACTGTAACATCAGCAAAGTTAGGACTACCTAATGCTATATTGCCTGATTTATCAATAAAGTAATTAATCCAATATCTAAAATCAAAAGTAACATTAAATGTTTGTGCATCATTAACATCTGCTGAATATTCAACAGCACTAATTGTTTTTGGATAAACATCAAACAATTTAACAGCATAAGTTACATCATCTCTCTCATTTCTACTTTCAAAACTACCTAATTGAAATATATTGCAGTCAGAAACATAGTTATCATAAAAATTATAATTGTGTGAACTTGTACTAAATGCTGAATTTTGCCATACTTCAAAGTATGATCTTTCTCTCATAAATTTATCTGTATAAAATGTAGCAGTAATAGGTGATGATTTGTAGTCATATACAAATTTACGAGTAGGGCCATTATGTTTAATTTCTTTTGTTTGAGCATCTCTATCTGGCATACTAATAGAACGACAAAATGCTTGAACTCTTTTAGCATTGGCTTGTTGAACTGCTAATAATTCTGATTGACTTCTAAATGTTTGTTGTAATTCATTGGCAGCATTAGATAATTGATTTCCTTCTAAAAACTCTATTTGTGGATTATTACCATTATTATTTAAAGCACTTAGTGGTATACCTTTTGGTAAATTAAATTCAACGTAAAATCTGGCCTTACGAGCAAATCCTTCTGCTTCATTTACGTATGATTGATAACGACCTATTGTAGTAGCTGGATTACCACCTGCTTTTTGTTTAAATCTAGGATCATTTTCTACATTATCTAAAGAACGATCACGAGGAATACCTAATCTTACATCAAAACCACCAATTCTTTTACCTGCTCTTAATATGGCCATTAGGTTAAACTCCTTGAAGCTGAATATACACTAGCAGCAGAACGTTTTTGAAACTGTTGAACTGGTAAGTAAACAGCAATAGCTGCTTGTGTTAAATCTATTTTAAGAAAACTTGATCTCACGTGTTTATACAAATACTTTTTAATAGTTGGTTTAACAAGTGGTATATTTTTAACCCTTGACCAACTAACATCAAATCTTGTTGTTGAATCCATTTTATTATTTGTAGCGTATCTTTGCATTTGTTCTAGTAATCTAAATCTTAATTGTGGTGGCAAATAGTGAAAGTTTAATCCACTAAAACCTCCTGGTATTGCCTCTAAAGGTAATACTAATGGAAAAGTATCATAATAAGGTAAAGTCTTTTTATATTTTGGATCATAAAAAAACAAATTTAATAATCCTATATTAGGTCGGCCTGTTAATTGGCCTTGTCTCATCAATTTGCCAGCTGTTATTCTATCTGCTACCGAAGCAACAGCATTACGATACCAACTTGCTGATTTTTTTGTGTCCCCTTGTTTACTAACTAGGGTATCTAATATACTTGCCATTTACTATATTTATGTTAGTTATAGACACCTATGTCTTTTTCAGTGAAGATTTTAAACTCTAAATC